GTTTAGTTGATTTTTAGTTGGTACATTATCCCAACTCATAGATAATTCTTTATCTTCATCTCTAGGTTTAGTTTCACCTGTTGTTGCATTATAAAAATTATGTTTCTGAAAATTTATAGTACCCATGGCATGTACCGTATGTTCACATAGACTTTCAGATACAGCACCTTTATATAATTTGGCGTATTGTTGCATTATACTTTAAAATCGCTAAACTTATCGTAAGCGTCCTCTTTCTTTTTAAAAGGTTGATTGGTTTGATTAGCGTCAACAATATCTTGTGCTGTTTGTTCTACATCATACAACCTCATTTTACTACGGTCAACACCCACAATGAATGCTCTGTTTGTACTAGGGTCATTATATCTGTTTTTCAACTGTTTGATTTTAATTTGACCTAGTTGTTCTAGTTCGTCATTTGAAATCAAAGCGAACATAAAGTCTGCCGTAGCAGGCAGACCAAAACTTTCTGAAGTATCTTCAAGACCAATATCTGTACTGACAAAACCAGTTCTTGTGGTTTGTGTTGCACTAAAGATTGGTACATCAAACTCTACAGCAAGACCTCTAAGTTCTTCTGCAATTGCTTTTACATAAAAGTATGATGATATATTACCACCTTTAAATCTACTTGAAGAACAAATGTTTAGATAGTCAATAAAGATTGCATCTGGTTTAAAACTCTTCTTCAATGATAACTCATTCAACAATGCTCTAAAGTGACCACTATGAGCAGAAGCTGTTGGATATTCTTTGATGATAAGTTTACCTTTTGTCTTAGCTTGTATCTTATCCATCTTGTTATCATACAAATCTTTTGGCATGACATGTAAATCTTCCATAGATACATCAAGTAAGTTTGCATCAATTCTTTCTGCAATTCTTTCCTCTGCCATCTCTAATGTGATATACAATACATTCATACCTTGTGTCAAATAAGATGATGCTACATGACACATGAATAGTGATTTACCAACGCCTGTGCCTGCAAGAGCAATGTTCAAAGTTTTACTTGGAACACCACCTTTTGTAATTCTATTCATGTAATCAAGGTCGAATTGAAATCTTTTCTCTTTAGTATGGTACCAATCAAATCTGGATTTTGCATCTTCAATATAGTCATGGCCAACATGATTGTCAAACGACACGGCCAATGCATCTGATAAGATACTTGGTATTGCCTCTGGCGTCATCGCCTTGTCTTTGCCATCCAAGATTTTAATACCAGACAATACAGCATTATGTACAGCACGGTCTTTACAAAACTTTTCAGTAGTATCAATCAACCACTGTTCATCACTCTTCTCATCTGATAAACCTACAACATATTCTTTTATTGCTGTATGTTCTTCTTCATTAATATCTTTACGAGTATTAAGTTCAATTAAGATAGTTTCTTTTGTAGGAAGATTATTGTACTTATCAATAAACTTATACACTTCTTCAAATAGTAACTGTTCAGTTCTTGTATTGAAGTAATCCTTTTTAATAAAAGGTAATACTTTTCTAGTGTAATCTTCTCTGAAAAAGAGATTGCTCAGTATTGTGGTTTCTATTCTATTCAATTATTGCCGTCCCATTCTTTAGTTGTTCATCAAGTAATTCTACCAATATATCACCTATATAATTTATAAATTCTTGATTATCAAGCAGGTCTAAATCTCTTGGATTTTTTACTACTGTATAATCAAATGTCAAAGGTAATTTACCCTCAGCATCTTCTTCCACTTTTGGTGGTATGCCAACCTTACCATATTTGTAAATGGTATCGGCAAATGGTCCTTCGGTCAACTTAATACAAGTATGGTCTTCGCCCTCTTTTTGAGCAAAGACATATCTTCTATTCGTCTTCGTCAGAGCCGTAGCTGAATTTTCTTTTTGTGTACTCATCAATTTGGTCTAATACCTCTTTTGTAAAATATGTTTCAGGATTATCATTGATTGTTTTACCAAATTGTTTTGTACCATCTGGCAATTCAATTCTTGTTGATACTTTCTTAAAGATACCAGCCTCTTCTGCAAGTTCTAACAAACCATAGTGTCTATCTAAACCATGTTTGTATGATAATCTTACATCAATTTGTGCGTTCTCTTTAGTTATTCTGGACTTATAATTTTTACAATGTATAATATTACCTACTACTTCTGTACCCTCTTTTTCTTTTCGTTTACCTAAGTAGATGATTGATGAAGCAGCGTACTTCAAACCTGAACCGCCACCCATTTCTTTTTGTGGGAACATAGAACCAATAACATCATATGTGTGATTGGTCATAATCATTGGAACACCTGCTTGGCCTAGTTTCAATGTCAATACTCTAAATGTTGATTTTACAATCTGACTTCTAGTCATATCTCTAGTTTCTTTACCAGCGGCTGTATCATCCATTTCTTTTGTAGTCGATAACATACCTAAACTATCTAAGACAAACATTATAGGTTTTCTCTCAGACTTATCTTGAGCAATATATTTGTCTAATACTGACAATGATTGTGTTCTGAATTCTTGTACTGTTGATACAGGCATTACAACTAATCGTTTACTATCAATGCCTCTACTTTCAACCATAGATTTTGATACTGCACTTTCACTTTCAAAGTAGATAACACCAGCATCTGGATCCTTATCTAAGAAAGCCTTTACAATACCTAATGCGAAAAAGGTTTTACCTGTCGCAGCTTCACCGGCGATTGCCGTAATTCTACTATCTGGTAGTCCACCATAAATTGAACCACTTAGTAAGGCATTAAATGAATATGAACCTGTGTCAATGAAATTATCTACATCACCACCTGTGCCGTCACTTGCTAGTGAGGCATACTCATTGCCTGTTTGTTTGATTATATCTTTTAAAAAATCACTCATCATTTCTCCTTAGTTTCATATAATATACCATAGTTTAGTATGAATGGCAAGCTTATCTGATAATATCAATTTCAGCATCTTTTGTCCATATTTCTAAATCATTTCTGATACGGTTTTCTTCTTTTAATTTGTTGTATCTTTTGGTGGCTATTTTCTTCCACCATTCTACAACTCCAGGTACGGTATATCTATCATAGTTATCTGCTTTGACAATCTTATCTGTCTTACCATTTATAATATCTATATAGTTTTCTATACCATAATTACTTGTGTAATATCTTTTTTGTTCGGTCAAATTCTTTGCATTTGCAATGGTAGTTTTAAACTTTTCTAGTTCATCACCATCAAGGGCTTTCTTTACAAGACCAATAATACCAGTGGTCATTTTAAGTTTACGACTTGATGCATCTACTTTTACTAGTTGACCTTTACCAATAATATTTTCAACATACTCTACCATATCTAGGTATGGTTTACCATGCATCATAGGAATAAAATCTGACATTGTATTACCTTTGTATCTTAGAAATGGTTTCATTCCGTCATACATCGAAGCGCCTTTTGTTTTCCCATATAAAGATGTGGTTTCAAATAGCACCAGGTTCATACCATACTTTTCATTCAACTTTTCCCTAACATAGTGTGAACAACAGATGCCAGCCAATAACTTACCACCGAGATAATTATAACCAAAGGGCTGACAAGGCACAATAACAAAACCCATAATGGCTGTTTTGTTAAAAACAGTGAGATTAGGGACATTACCCAAGAGGTCATTCCTAGGTTTACAATTAATAACAGGACTACCAAAACGGATAAAGCCCAAAAACTTATTAGTAATCTTATCTTTGACGGCAAGTTTCAATGCCTTTCCTGGAATAGATACCATATTACTATGGGAAGAAATCATATTTATGCAACTGTCCCATGTGTGATTATCTAGTTCAACAATTTCAATGTCCATGTCTTGTGGTGATATGGTAAAATCATCAAACATATCACTATCAAACCCCATACCAGGAAGAGAAGTCGGTAAACTTTCTATCTGAGCCATTTTCTGGTCACGCATGTATTGGTCTATTCTGTCAAACTGACCAAAGTAGTCATTAAATATATTAGCACAATGTAGTGCTTGCTCTCTATCTAGGGTCTTCATTGTTCCATATCCATAATAAAATTGCCATCAATAATAAGGGTATTATACTATATAATATTGCTAATGGCAAGCCAAAACTATCCAAAGAATGCCTCCAGGTTAGCAGTTGGTTCTGCTTTCCAGTTTATTGCGTCTAGTATAAATCGCATAGGGTCAAGAAAGGTCTTGTCAAACATCATATTGTAATCAACATACTCTTGTAATTTAAACTCTTCTGGTAATGTGGTCACATAACTAATCACATCAAACTTGAATGGATTGGCAGGTATTAATTTAATAAATTTAATCTTATCGCCTTCTTGTACAAGAGGATATTTGTTCTGCAATCCTAGTTCTTCAATCTTATGATTATATATCAATGCACCTTTCACATGGATTGGTGTACCTTTAACAAAGATGTTACTTGCATCACGATATTTTCTAAGATTGTTACAAGACCTTGGAAACGATACGGCTTCTGCTGGTAACTTCATAAATTCTTTTCTAAAATCTGAAATGTGTTTATGTAAGTCATGTTCTTCTTTGCCCATAATTACAGTAATCGCTTCTTTAATTTTACCACGACACACCTGAGGTGTACTAGACTTGACTGCTTCAATCCCCATAAGTTTCAACTTAGGGTTAGCAAGTCTTACGCCCTCTTCGTCTAGTACATTCAGCATGTATCTTTTCTTGGCAATCCAAATACCTTTGTTGGCGATAACTTCTCGTTTCATCACCATTGCATTTTTAAATGCGTTAGAATAATCTGCTAGTTCAGTAAACCACTTTTCGATTTCTGGTTCAAACTTCTGTTCACAAACCTTGTTTAGAAAATCTACAATCTGGTCATCTGTTTTACCTTGACATGTTGCATCAACTAATTTATCAAGTCGAACATAGATACTATCGGTATCTGAAGCAACAACATAATCTTCATTATCAGTTTTTAATATATTGTTTAGATATTTATTCATGTGGTTTTCAACAAAACGAATGATAAACTGGCCAGCAGTTGTGATACCAGCGGCCTGTCGTACATCATAATATCTAAAGTATTGATTACCAACTGCACCATAAGCTGAGTTCAAGGCAATCTTTCTTGCCCATTGAATATTATGGCATCGAGCAATCTCTCTTTTAAGTGTGACATCACCAGTCTTTTCGAATTCAATCTTTGCCTTAATCATTCGCTTCTTGTAAATCACTCGTTCTTTGTACATCTTCTCCATCATCTCAGATAGAAAACCTTGACTATCTCTTTTGAACATTGCACCGTTTGGTGTCATGGTCAAATCATTCTCTTTAAGAAAATCTAAATCAAGTTTTTTGTGAAGCATCTTTTCAACACCAGGAATAGTATCGTGAGAACCATATAGTTTTTCTGGTGAGATATTGTATTGAATAAGAATATGTGGATATAGAGAGTTGATATCAAATGAAACCATCCACTTGTGTTGACCAGGTATAGGGTCTTTTACATATGCACCCTCATACTTGGAATCCTTTGTGTGTTCTTCTCTAGGTGGTACACATATCTTTCTCTCCATCAAATAGTTTGCAATCAAGGTATCCCACACTCTAACTTGTGAGAATATATCATCATAGTTTACCTTACTTTCATATGCAACAGTAAGTGACAGGTCAATAAGACCAAGTTTATCTTCTAGTTTATCAACAATCTCAACATCTTGTATGTTGTAATCGACAAACTTTTGAAAGTCTTTCTCATAAAATTCTTTGAATGTGCCGTAAGGGTTTTCATTCTTTGGTTGTTTTAGTTCTAGTTCGCCAATGAAATCTAGTTTGTAACTCTCTTGCCTTGTTGGTATAAACCACTTGTACAAGTCGAGGTAATCTAGTACAGCAACACCTTTGATATCATATACAGTTTGTACACGACCTTGTGTTCTGACTTCTTTTGCTTCTGCAATATTCCAAGGTGACATTTTGTTTGCCACTTCACTACCTGCAATTGCTTTAATTCTGTTCATCAAGTATGGCATGTCAAAGAATTTACAATTCCAACCAGTGACAACATCTGGATAGTTTTTAATCCAGAATTTCATAAACTGAAATATTAATTCTTTCTCATGTTTACAATAAACATAAGTTACATCTGGTCTATCGTTCTTGTATTCGCCGATACCCCATGTAATGATTTGTTTGTTAGATTGATTTTTTACTGTAAGACAAATAATTGTTTCTTGTGGATTTTCTACATCAGGAAAACCTGCTTCACAAGTTGTTTCAATATCAACTGTGAAAATCTTAATCAAATCTTTTGACCATTCAATATCTTTAGGATATTCTTGGCCGATATACTGATAGTGATATCTTTCTAAACCATAAACAGGCGACCTCATCTCGGTCATCTCTTTACGAAAACGCCTAGCATCAAAGATATTATCTAAAGTAAAAGGTTTTAGGTTTTGACCTTGTAGATTTTTGTATGGTGATTTTTCATTAGTAAGAGAATAATGAGTTGGCATAAAATCCATTCTCTGTTTATAATCTTTACCATTCTTAATACCTCGTACAAGAAGTTTACCACGGTGTTCTATAACATTTTTATAAAAGTTCATCATTCCTCAACATAACAATTAGACCATTATGGTCTTTATTCAATTCAATTTGACAGGCCAACCTGCTTACACCTGGCTTGTAACCTTTCTTATATTCCAATAAGTCGATTTCAGGAGTATTATAATCTATTTTACCAAGTTTGTCAAGCCACATATCTCCAATATAAACATGACAAGTACCACACGAGCAAGTACCACCACAAGTTGCTGGTATTTCTTCAATGGGAGGATCCGAGTGAAATTTAGCGGCCTCCATGAGTGTCGTTCCTTCTGGTACTTTAACTTTCTGGACATAAGTAACTTCCCCCACTTCTCTGTGAAAGAAAATGGTTATCATACTTTCGGCAGTTTTGCTTCAGTTATAAGTTTTGATTGTGATGGTGTTGCTTTGATAAGACCTGAAGTATTTTCAGCATAGTTATCTGCAATATCTTTTTTAGGATTAATCATAGTGATAACTTTATCTTTATCTACTGTGATTTCGGCATCATCTGTATATGGTTGCCATGGTGACAACATCAATTGCACAGGTTGTCCTGGTGCCTGTTGTCTTGGTATCAATACGAAAGACTTTTTAACCTTAACTTCGGTATCCGTCACTTCGATATCACCAATTACATCTTCGCCTGTTGCCAAACGAATTATCTTAATATTCTTCATACTCACTCCTTCATTATTTAAACATTATAACACAACTGACCTAATTTGGCAAGCTGTATTTCGTTGTTATTACATATTTTCTTTGTGGGTTTACCATGACATTTAATGTATTCATAAATGCACGGTCAAGAAGAATAGGTGTTCTATCTTCTCTATCATCAATGGTAAATTCTACATCTTTGTAAAAACCACCAGCGAATTCTACATCTAGTTTTACGACATATCGGTCTTCATCATAATCTCTTAGGCCACCAACTTTGATTTCTTCTTTACGAACAATATCAGAAGTTATTGTTTTGCCGAGAAGAGACCATCTAATTTGTCTACCAGATACCGAAAACTTATCACTATGTATGACAGGCATGCCTGAATTACCAGTGTCAAACTTAGCAACAATTTCTCCAAAAGGTTTGATTGTGACCACTTCTTTGTAGCCACACTCCGTTGGAGTAGTATATCTATTTCCTTTATCAGCAAAATGCTGGATAACCTCACGAGATATGTTCTGATTACTCGCATCTTCAATTCCCTCAGTTCCAGGTGATGAGTTCACCTCTAGCATAAATGGCGGTTCTTTATCTCTATTCTTACTAGGTATAAAATCAACTGCCGACCATGTCCCGTTTACTGCTTTAGCAGCTCTAAGACTTTCTTCTATTTCTAATTCTGTTAATTCAATGTTTTCTGGTTCTGAACCTTGTGATACATTTGACCTGAAATCTCCTTCAATAACTGGTCGTTTCATAGCTGCAATAACTTTACCACCTAATACATGTACTCTAACATCATAGTCTGTTTTAATATATTGTTGTGCCAATAAATCTGCGTCTTCATCTTGTTTGTGTATTAGTTGTACAATACTGTCTAATGACTTAGCACTTTCAACAAACAATACACCGACACCTTTACTACCTCTTAAAGTTTTTAAGATAAGAGGAAATTTAAGACCAGCATTCTCTACTTGTTCTACTGATTTTTCGGGGTCGTTTATTAAAAAGGTTTTTGGTTCTGTTAAACCATAATCTGCAAGTCTTAATGAAGTTCTATACTTGTCAGCACAAATTGAAATACACTGTCTATTATTAACTAGACAAACTTCTTCTTTTTCTAAAATAGAAACAAAGTCCATCCAACTATCTTTTCTGGTAATACTACCACGAATAATAGCAACAGTTCTCTTGTCGATTTCAAAACCCTTATCATCATCTTTGTTATGAAATCTACGAACACCGTCTTCTAGCGTTGTGTAACCACCAGTAAGTTTAAACAAGTAGTGTGGATATTTTAGTTTATCACACTCCTCTTGTAGTCTATCAGCCGTATGAAAAGTCTTCGCCTCTTCAGGTTCATCTGTTACGATGAGTAATCTTAGAAAAGGTTGTTCTTTTTTTGCTTCTGATAAAAAATCTTTAAACTTTGGTACTAACATTTCCGCCATCAGTTCCTTCAATCTTTTTGCCTATATTATATTTAGCAGTCAAGTTCCATTCATTCTTTTCTTTAAATGGTAATACTTTAATTTGGCTTAGTGGTGCTTTTTCTTCTACTTTTTTAGTATCAACAATTGCAACTAGTGACCAATCTTGTAGTAATAATGCAATAGTGTTTCTTCGTTGAATATCATTTTCTACTAAAGTAGATTTTTTACCATCTAAGGCAAACAACTCTTTGAAGTGTGTAATGTAATACTTGCCTTGCTTGTGTAAAATATGGCATGATTGGTATAATGTTTTGTCTTTACGACTAGCAACACCAATCCTTGTTAATGTTTCTCTGATTTTTAAAAAATCATCTGGTTGTGAGATAGTGACCTCTAACATATCACTAGCCGACCAACTTATAATTTCTTCGCTCATTTTCTTTTTCTCCCACCCTTAGAAAGGTTTATTCTTATACTTTCAATTTGGTCGTTAGACAATAGGTTGAGAGCTTCTTTTGCTTTTGTGTTACTGTAACCATAATACTCTTTCACTATATCCATGTCCTTTAGTTTGGCTTGTGATAACCACTTGCCACCAAATCGCTTCTTCTTTCGGATACTATTTATAAGATAATGAAATTGCATTGTTTTTGGTAAGAAATGATAACCATTCATTTCATTAGCATTCATCACGGTATCATAATGCATAGATACACACTTGTTAATAATGAATGGTGCATACTTCTTAGTCCATTCGGTGTCTTCACTATCAAGTAAAGGTTCTTTACTGTAGTTGATAGAGTTTAGATAATCTTTCAATTCATACATAATATTTAATCTCTTTCGGTTTGAAAGGCAATTTAGTCAATACAAAATTTACAACATCTTCTAGTTCGTCATCTCTTATATTATATAGTTCTTGTTGATTTTGTGTTAACTGTATTCGTCTGCCTTTGTATAATTTTTTTACAATACCTTCCGCTTCATATGTTTCTAATGTTGAAGATAATACAATCTCTACATAACATCTGAAATCATTTCCTGGTTGGTTTCTACTTCGCATTACGGCACTAAGAAATTTGGCCTGACCGATTTTTAATTCACCTCTTGCAAGTACACCTGTTTCAAAATCTTTAATGTGTGACCTGCCAAAGTATAATACAAATCGTTCTTGACCAGCTTCTTCATAGCCAGTGCCGTCTTTGGTCTTTTGAGTTCTATGGCCTTCATCTAGTCTATCTTTACAATAGTCTAGGTAACCAATGCCTTTTACCATTACACCCTCTATTTAAAATTACAGTTTGCCATAATCTCGGTAAGACATGCAACCATATTGATTTCTTGGTCAGCAACAAAGGCTGCTTTGTATTGATAACCTGCAATAATTAATACTGCTTGAGGTACTGATTTTTTTTCAAGTGCCTCGTATAGATTATTATAGATTGTAGAAAATAAAGATGATGGTTCTTTATCTAAGTTATTGATAACCCACTTTCGCATATCATTAAACTTTTTGTCTTTTAAACTAGACATAAGTTCTTTGGTATTACTTTCAGATAAATTAAACAATACACCAGTGTCAATCTCACCTCGTACAGAATATCTTTGAAGTTCATTGATAGTTCTACGGAAGTCTGGATAATGTTTTTGTATTAGTTCTGCAAGAACCTTTGGGTCAAACTTAATCTGTTCATCTTTAAGAATACCAGATAGTCTAGTCATAAATGCCTTGGCAGTTTTAACCTTTTGACCATTCTTAATTGCAAAATCAATAACAGTACAACGACTATGTAAAGCAGGTATAATCTTCATCTTATAGTTACAAGTAAATATAAATCTACAGTTCTTGTAAAATGTTTCAATGAAGTTACGCAAGGCAGGTTGAACGGACTCGGCATTCATATAGTCTGCCTCATCTACAATCACCACTTTATGGTTTGATTGTTCTGTTAATGATACTGTAGAGGCAAAGTTTTTAATCTTGTGCCTTAATGTATCAATCTGTCGGCCTTCATCTGAACCATTGATGATGATATAATCAGCACCCATTTCTTCACATAAAGCACGAGCAACAGTAGTCTTACCTGTACCGGCAGAACCACTTAATAACAGATTTGGTATTTCGCCTTGTTTAAGAAACTCTGAAAATGTTTCTTTTAGACTTTCTGTAAGGATACAATCCTTAATTTTTCGTGGCCGATATTTCTCGACCCACAAATACTCTTCTGACATAATATACTCCTCAATTGTTTCATAATTTAAAATTCACTATCAGGTTCAACAGCAATCCAATATTGTACTTTTTGGTTTCTGTTTACAAAGTGTGAAATCTTCGCTTGAGAAATCGCCACATCATAGTCGCCCATAATCATTTTAAGGTTTTCAGTTTTGAAATATGCCTTAAAAGTTTTGTCTGATTGACCTACTTCAATTGAATAATCATTTGAAGATGGAGTTTTTTTGTCTAATGCAACCAACTTGATTGTACTACCATCGCCTTCAACGGCCACATCTGGTAGACCAAGTGTGTTAACACCTTTCATAAGTTTAGTAAACATCTCTTTGGTAAGTTGGAATGTTACAAACTTATCTGGCATTGTAATAGGCTTTGTTGGCGCCACTACAACTGATTTATCTGCAAAATAATATTTGATTGATTGCTTACCATTAGCATCTTTAATAGTCAGTTTTTGACCACCATTAAAGTTCAAACTTGCTTTGTCAAACAAGTCAACTGCTCGTAAGAATTCAGGCAAATCATAGATTGCAAATTCTTGTTCAAACTTCTCACCGATTTCAGCTTCTGCCAAAATATTTTTAAGTGTAGAGATAGTTTGAATTTTGTTACCGACATTAACTACGATACCTTGGTTGATATCAGAAAAGTTTTTTAGTACGGCAACTGTTTCACTACTTATATTCATAATATATTTCTCCTTTAAAAAATTAATTATATATCATATCTCATCAAATGGCAAGGCCAAGATGCTTAGCCACATTTTCTGGAGATGTTTCACCATATGGGTCATTTTCACCACTATCTTTAGGTTCAATAAACCATTTCTCAATTGCATTATCATTCACGATACATGCATAACGCCATGACCGATTACCAAAACACACATCGGATTTATCTGTTATCATACCCATACCATTGGTAAATTCACCATTACCATCAGGTATTACTTTAACATTTTTTATGCCTAAGTGTTTTGCCCAAGCGTTCATAACGAAACTGTCATTAACAGACACTACATAGATTTCATCTATACCAGCATCTTTAAATTTTTGATAGTTCTCTTCAAAACCTGGTAGTTGATATGTACTACAAGTAGGAGTAAATGCTCCAGGTAATGAGAATAAAATTACTTTTTTACCACCAAACAATTCAGTTGACGATAGGCCAACATACTCACCACCAATAGGGCAACCACCTTCTTCTGGTTGTTCATCACCTACACGGCATTGGAAAGTTACATCGGGTATTCTTTTTGGTATCATTCTATATCCTTCATAATTAAATATTGGAGCGAGTAGGGAATTTCGCAATCCCGACCTCTTCGTTGGCAACGAAGCGCTCTACTTCTGAGCTATACTCGCATAAATTTGGAGCGGAGTGATTGTACTGCCCAATCTTCTCTTGGTTGGAAACCAAGTGTGTTACTTTTATACTAACTCCGCATTTGTTCATTGTTTACAATAATACACTAAAGGCGTCCTAATGTCAAGCCTAGGACGCCAATAGCCTAATTATTATTTAATGTTGATAGTTCTAGCTTTCTTATGGTCTGGAACAATCTTCTCTAAAGATACTTTTAAAAGACCATCTTTTAATTCAGCACCTTTAACTTCGATATCATCAGCAACTGTAAATGATTTAGAGAAGCTTCTCTTAGCAATGCCTTGATGTAATACACCATCATTGTCTTCCACTTCTTTTTCTTCTTTACTTTTTACTGATTGGATTTTAAGAATATTATCCTCAAAATCTACTGAGATATCCTTTTTACCATAGCCAGCTAACGCCACTTCAATATCATATGTTAAAGAACCTGTCTTTACGATATTGTATGGTGGGTAGTTATTGGCTGTTAGACTAGGTAGATGATTAGTCATGTGGTCGAAATGTTCAAACATATCGTCAAACCCCACGGTAAACGGTCTTAGTCCTGTAAAAATTGAATGAATTGCTTTGTGATTTGTCATATTAATCTCCTTTGTTAAGCAAGTTTATATTCGACACCTCTAATGAGCATGTCATAGTTATTTATATAATCATTATCTATCATATTTCAAGTGGTAGTTTTTTGTATATTAGAGGCTATAAAAAACTACCAAAATCGAGCCGCAGCTTAAGTTTGTTCAGAGTTAAAACCAGGCGCAAATGCCAAAACACTCATTCAGGTTAACGCTAGCGCCCCTGAATTCTGGTGGGCTGAGGTAGGTCTCACCCTCATTATACTAACTTATCTTACTAAGCCTATCACCGTAGTTTATGTACAAGTGCTACGAAGACCAATGAGCCCGAATTAGGTGGTGGTTTTGTTCAGTCAGACCACCAACTGCTGACTATTAGGTGTTTTAACACTGGCGTCACCCCTTCCTCGCAGTAGGTCTTACGATTTGCCTACTCCCCTATTTATCATTCTAGGCACAGGCGAGGGAAACTCTAGTTATCGCATCTGCTCTAACTTTTTCATCTTCTTTTTATAA